CTAAGGGGTATCTTGTTTAAGGATACCCCTTAGCGTTTAGGGTTTAGGCAGCAGGAGTGGTGCTGTCGCGCTTCAAGATAATGGCATACCCGAAGTTAGTTTTAATTGGCTTCGAAGCGGAAGCAAGGATACCCCGGAAGAAACCAATTGTACCGTCTGGGTTAGTAACTTCATTTGGAATATTAGTCCAACGGAAGTCGCCTTTGTAGTTAACCGGATTGAACTGAAGACCGTTCGAGCCAGAAACAGGTTCTGGGATTAGGGCTTCCATTACTTCTTCGTGCAGCACGTAAGCAACTTCGAAAGGAGCAATTTCGTACGCGTCGTTTGGAATAATAACACCATTCGTGCCCGAGGTGAACACGTAAGGCGCAACACGGGTGTATGTAGTCCCACCGTCCGTAAAGCGTGGTGCCAAATCGTCAACCAAGTGGTAGAAACCACGGAAGGACTTTTCGATCCCAAGCGGAGCAATTAGATCGCTAACCTTGGAAGCGTTGTACCTAACGTCGTCGCGGAATCCAGCTTCGGTTTGCAACACGTAAGAAGCTTCCGAGCTAAGAACCAGACCAAATACTGGGCGACCGTTTTCACGACCGTAAGCTTTGGTACCAGCACCCGCACGAACCAACTTAAAGTACAGACCATCAAGAACTTTGTTCGAAATGTTAGCCGTGGCTACATAGGTAGAAGCAATAGTTGCTACGTCCTTGGTTGCAGATCCAACTTTGCTAACAACACCGCTTGAAAACGTGCCCGTAGTTAAGCAGCTAACCGCAGTATCACAAAGGCGGTCGTACTCATCGCGGTAACGCTCTTCCCAGCTATAACGAGTGGACTCTTTAAGGAGATCCATAATAGCGCGAAGTTGTTCTTGGCGGTGAGCAGCAAAGCGAAGGTCTTCGATATTGATCCGTGGGGACTCAATAACTGAACGTGCCAACGAGTAAGACTTAAGCTGACGGGTAAAGTCAACAAAGCCTTTTCCGGTTCTATCAGAAGGACCTTGTGGGCCAAGCGTATCTTTAACAGCCGGAGTTGGAAGGAATCCAGCGCGTTGCGAACCAGCAGCAGCTTCAGCAGAACCAAGAGAACCCCAAGTACCAAGACCAATAGATGTGCTAGGCTCATCGCCGGTATCACCACCACCAGTAGTAAGGTCGCGGACAGGAAGTGCGCGATCATAAATAATGGTGTTAAGCTGGTAACCCATGTCGCTTGGAAAAGCAGACTTCTTAATGAGGTCCATCCAAGGGCTGGTGTGCAGAGTTTGAGAGTGGATATCACTCCCGATGCGGTTAGCTTCTTCGGTAAGGATGTTGTTAATTGCTTGGGTACCGGATCCGGCTTGGGTAAGGGTACCTACGTTTGTAAAGGCCATAAAATTAGTTTAGTAAGGAGTTAAAATTAAAAAGTTGAAACACAGGGTGCTTTGTTTGAAAACCAAATTGCGCATAGGCTTGGAGTTCTAAAGCGGTTTTGTTAAACAACTTCCACGGTTTAATTTTCTTACTCCCTTTTTTGTAGCGCAGTATGCTTTTTAAGGCGGGTCCCACTGGCAGGACGGTAAGGAGTGTTTTAGAAATTTGGAACGCGTTTCTTTGTTCGTGGGTAATGTAGCACCGAATGTATCAATACGTCAACAAAAAAATTAACCCCGCCTAATTTTAATAGACGGGGTTAACCCAACAACAACCAACAGAAATTATTTAACCGCCCAAGGCTTGGTTAATTGCATCAACAAATGATCCGGCCGTGCGGGTGGTTTGGCCAGTGCTGCTTGCAGAACCGCTTCCGGTTTTTGAGCTAGCCTTTTTAAACGACTCTAACTCGTCCAAAGCTTCTTCCAGCTCCGAACGCAAGCTAGAAAACTCACGTACGAGTTTTGGAAATACATCCCCGGCAATTTTGGAGTACACTTTGTTGTGCAAGTCCAATCCGTCGAAGTCGGTATCCCCCGCACGCTTTGCAACGTTGCTAAAGTCCAAGTCCTCAATAGTCTTAAGGAAAGGAACTTTGGAAACCAGCTTGTCGTAAACTTGCTGGGCCGCTTGGTGCCTTTGCTCGTAAGCTTTTGCGGAATCTTGCTTTGCATTTTCAGCATCGATTTGCTCAAGCTCAGCCAAAGCCGCAGAAGCATTTTCTGAAAGAACTTGTTTGCGAGCAACGATTAAAGGAACTTGTTCGGCCAAAGCATAAATAGCCAACTTGTCGCGTTCCTTAACGCCTTCCAACAAGCTTTCCAAAGCGGTGTCTTGTTGGTCCCGGTCCGAGTAACTAAGTGCTTCAATAAGATCGTCCGAGTCGATTCCGTACTTGCTGGCAATCGCGTCAGCCGTTTCAACGATTTGGACCATAGGAGCCTGAACCTCGTTTTGGTAAGCCTTTGTTGACTCCAACTTGGTAATGGCCAAGGCTTGCTCGTACTGGGCAATGGTTTGTTCGATTTCTTCTGTTTCCTTGGTTCTGGACTGAAGCTCGTTTACCAATTGCTCGCGCTCTTGCAATTGCTGGCGCAGCTCAACAAGATCGGTGTTTGCTTGCTTTAGCTCATTTTTAATTTGCTTAAAGCGTCGGCCAGCCTTTCCGCCGATTCCGTCTTCAGGTTCTTCCAAGCTTTGTTCCGGCTCGGGCTCGTCAATGGGTAGGGTAGGTTCGGGCTCGGTTCCCTCATGAACTGTAGGAACGTCTTCTACGGTAGAGGACTTTGGATCGTAAGGTTTTTCCGGTGCAACTTCTTGCGGCTCTGGCTGGGTTGGGTTTTCCACAGCGTTAAAGGCTGCTTCAATTGAGGAAAAGAAGTCGCCTCCTCCACCTTCTACGGGTACTGCTTCGGTTACTTCACTCATAAATTTAGATTATTGTTAGGCTGTACGTAGCTCCACTCGTCTTCCTGCATATTTTCTACAGGCAAAACAGTTAATCGGTTTAAAGAATCTACAAAGTCACAGTACCCTGCAAGGTACGCGTGGTTAATGGCTAAGGCGTGATCGTCGGAAGAACTTAGGTTAGCTCCGGTAGGCATTGCTGAGTTCCGTACAATAGCGCAAGCAAGCATAAAGGAAGGGTTTGAAAAAACTTTTCGGAGTTCGTCAACGTTTTGTAAGTTCGAGAACCAGTGCTGGATTGGAATTGGAACGGCCGCGCCCATTGCGGCGGCACGCTTTTTTGGTAAAGACATAATTTACTTTGAATTTGGACCTTGCAAGCTAGAGGCCATTTTGGCATCAGCCAAGGCACGCTCTTGCGAAGCCTTTGCAGCTCTAATTTGTAGTTCTAATTCGCCTTTTTTCTTAAGGAAGTCAAGCTTTAATTCTTGCTCCATTACTTTTAAGTCGGTTTGGCTTGTGGTTTCCGCGCCGGACTGCGGTTGTTGCTGGCCTTCTTTTTGCTGTTTCTGGGCGGCTCGGGTAGCGTTTAAGATCTTTTGTCCGGTTTGTTGCAGTACTTCTTGCGCTTGCGCCACAATAACCGAAGCGGTTGGGTCTTGAGCCAGTTGTTGCAAGTGCTCGGAAGCGTGGTCGTTAAGGACTTGCAGTACGGGCAGGGTTTGTACAAGGTCAGCTTCGCCCGAATCAATTGCGGCGGTAAGCTGTACCAGCAATGGAAGGTGCTGGCCCAAGTGAGTTTCGTGCAGTTCGCCGGGCTGTACAGAAACTGGGCGGCCCATTTGCAACACACTATTTTCCAGCTCAGCAACTTTAAGGTCTTGGGGTGGGCGCGGAGATTCTGGGCTCTGCACGTAACGGGTTGCGTTTTCGTATCCAACCCGTGCGGCAACTCGGTCGTAAATAACGTTGCGTTTGCCGACCTCGTCCAGCATGGGCATAAGTTGTTCCAAGTCGCCCAAGGCCGCGCTCCGGCTACTTGCGTTTCCGTAACCCACCGCTTTGGTTGCAATGGTTTTGTTGAAGTCCAAGGTCTTAATGGCCAAGGCCCCAACCCCACGGTTTTCGCAGCGGCGGTAGAAGTCGCGCACGGCCAAGTCTGACTTTGGTCCGTTAACCACGCGCCGCACAACCTCACGCAGTAACCTGCGCCAGCTCGAATAGAACTGGTTAATTTGTGCGGACGTTAAACGAGTCGCTTGTTCTAGCTCGGCCTGTACCTGTTGCTTGCTCCGGTAAGCCCCTCCGCTTTCGGCCGGGGCAGTGGTAAAGAAGTCCAAGTTTTGTTTTAACTGGCCCTGTAAGTTCTCTAAAGCGGGTCCAACCGTTGTGGCGATGTTGGGCACGCCCTTTTCAATTACTTTAAAGTTCGGGGGCAGTACCGAGTAAGGCCCGTAAAAGGTCAAGCTTAGATCGTTTAGGGCCCGGGGAGTTTCGGGCGCAAGCATAATGGAGCTGGATAGCATGGCCGAGTCAATAAGCTGGCACTGCAATCGGTTGCTTGTTTGAACGTGGTTGTAGATCCGGTGGCCTAAACCACGAATTGAGTGGTACGTTCCGTTAGTTCCAACCCCGTACGTAAACAAAAGGTAGGCTTGTTCTGGATTATCGAATCGGTTTGCGCCTTTGTGCAAAAATGCTTTTGGGCTTTGCTCGGCAAAGCTAAAGTTTGAAACGGAACCGTCGAACTCGCGGACCCACAAGTTTACCACGTTTACCACGTTAGCGCGGATTCCGGTGTAAAGGTCATTGTTTTTAAGCTCGCGCTGTACGTCTTCCCAGTCGGTGTATTGCCGGGCCGAGTTCTGGGTAGTGGCGGTTTTAATTACTCGGCGGACTTCTTCTACGTCCCAACCGTTCTGTGCGGCCACTTCTTCGTTTTCAATAAAGCTGTAAAGCTCGTGAACCATGTACGCACGGCGTGCGCAAGCAACCTCAACCGAGTGCTCGCTAGCTTGTGTTTGGCGCGGAATAAGGTAGTCGGCCAATCCGCAAGCACGGAACCTAAAATTAAACTCGTCCTCGAAGTACGTAACGCCTACCCCGTGCATTAGGAACTGGTTTACCAAGCGCAGGTAAGTCCCGTAGAACTCGGGCCAGCTCCTTAAAGTGCGAGTAATTTCTTCAGCAATTACTCCGTCGTGGTGCATACGTTCGCCGGGCTCGCCCAAGGTTGTTTCGACCTGAACCAAGCTATCAACCGAGTCAATAAGATCAACGTAACCGCTAGCGGCAATATCCAAGAAGCGACCAGCCTCACCAAAGTTAAGGTTGCAACGGCTTCCTTGGTTTGTAGATTTTAAAACGGCTGGGTCGTAAGGCGGGGCACCATCGAACATGGCTTGGATCCGGCTACGATTAACGTTTGCTTTTTCGTCGGCACGCAGCAAGGCTTGAAAAATTCCAACCGCAGCGTTAACGTCGGCCAAGCGGCTACCCTTTGGGGGCTTGCCGGAATCGTCCAAGTTTAAAAGCTCAATTTCGGTTAGACCGTAATGAGCCTGAGCTTGCTTGTTTCGTTCAAACGTTGTTGTGGGCGGCACAACGCGAAAAGTACCTTGAACCTGTACCCAGAGTCAAGCTTATTTTTTCAATTTACATAAAAGCATTTAAAGGTGTGCTGCTGGGCTTTTAAGGCTGGGTGGGCGTAACTTACCCACCCAGCCTGTACAAACGCCGCCAGCACCCCTTAAACTGCTCTTCTCGGGCCAACTAGCCGGATTAACGATGCACGAGTCAGGGTGCGTCTGCGGCCTTTGCGGTCGTACAGCACAAATCTTTCGGACCGAGCAGAAATATCTAAGTTCAGTTTGTTTAGAATCCCGCTGGGCTTTAAGCAGTACGGCTGACCTGCAAGGTCAACGAAGTACGTTACAAATCCGGGCAAGGGTTCCAAGCTCGGAATAAGTTCTTGGTCGTCTAGGGCGCGAGCAAGGGACCTGCGCAGTACGCTGGTGCGGTGGCCGTTCTGGTCATAGAGCTTGAAAGCCTCTTCGCCGTTTGGGGTAACGAAACGCGAAACGTTAACCGAGCCGGACTTGGGTCCGCGCTTAATGGGTGTCTTGCAGAATGGCTGCCCGGTTTGGTCGAACGAGTAGTTTGGGAATCGAGCGAGCTCGTAATTTTTAGTTTGTGTGTTTTGCATAAGTCGCGGAATGCCTTAGCGCGGATTATTTTGCGAGTCAAGTAAAAACTGTCTACCACATACCCTCTTATATATTCTTTTTTCTAAACATGGTCAAAGGTAACGTACTGGACAGTTTTGACGTTTATTGTAACAATGTAACTTTTGTTGAAAAGACAATGAGTTATATAAATAACTGTCTACAACAACTGTCCATTACGTTCGCAAATCATTTTTATTTTGAAATACTTTTCAAAGTGGTAGGTGTGGATGTAGACAGTTATAGGTCATTTTAGGTACTCAAATGAACTGTGGAACCCGCATTACTTTTTGCTGTCCAGAACCCGCAACACGCGGTCCCACGCTGGCCAAAAGATGTTGTCCAGCGCACGCACAACCGCTTCCGATTCGTACTTCTCACTCCAACCAACTCCGCTAATAAGCAGGGTCGCTTCAACCATTTCGTGACGCAAAGTCTCGCGCAAGGCAACCGGGTCGCGCAACAGGCCCGTGTCAAGCTCTATCCGCATTTTATCATACACGAATTGACCGTAAGCGTCATCAAGTTCTTTAAACTGAATCTTGACTCGCGCACCGCCCACCATAATTGACTTAGGTATTTTCATTGGAACTTCTTTGATATTGTGTGTACTCGGTCCAGAAAGTCGTGCAGGTCGCTGGTGCCTTTTGCGTAATTGCACGTAACGCAGCACGGAACGCAGTTGTCGTAAGTGTAACCAACCTTGTTTTGCAGTCGGTCAATGCCCCAAGTCTTACCTTCAACCGGGGTTTCACCACAGAAAAAGCAATGTTTTTCAAACAATTCTAGCATTTCGTCCGTACTTAGGGTGTGCGCAAGGCCCCGGATCTTTGCAGAACTTGCGTTCTTTGCGCTCCACCTTTTAAAACGCGAGTCCCGGCTATTACCCAACGTTCTTTTGTAGTGCTTTAAAGGTTTATTTGCGGATTTTTTCCGTTGGTTGTACTGATTTATTCTTCCCAACGTGGTAAAAAACATACCCCCAGCAACGCTTTGGCTGTACGCGTAGAAAACTTTGCTGCCAAAAACTTCGTAACGCCTAAACTTAGCTTCTGGATTCAGCCTTACCCATGCACGAAGGGCTTGCCACTGCTCATTGGACAAGGTTTTGGTGCTGGGAACTAGGAAGCCAGCACGCCTGTGAGCCCTTATTTTTGCTTCTAAATCCAATTAACGAGCATTAAACCATACTTTTGCAGCATTCCAAAGAGAATTTTTTTTTGCAGGGGTGTATATATAGTATATAGAGTCGAAAAAAAAAATCGGCCACCCCCCAGTAGCCCCGTCATGCACGCTGGTGCACGCCGCCGAATCCTGCTAGATTTACCCCGTTTGGCCCATCTAACAGTGAATCCTGCATCATGTACCGTGATTCATGGTTCATAACTCATTGATCTTGAGGCATTAGCATTTTCAACTTGTTACAACGTATATAATACGGAGTCCAGTTTCTGGGTTCAGGATGCTGGGTTCCTTGGGTCCGGCTCCGGCGGGGCTGGTGGCGTAGGACAACCAATGTCCTATGGTGCTCTGCTATTACCCTACCCATGGGTATAGGACATTGCTTGTCCTACCCTGAACCGTGGATCTTGAACCCAGCACCTAGCAGAAACTATTCCTTAAAACCTAGCAGGAAAAGCCCTGTTTTTGGGCGTGTTTCTAGGAGCTGCGCAAGGGCAAAAAGGTTCGCATGAACACCGAACCGTACACCTTGGCCTCTTGGTACACTTGCTTGGTGTACGGTGTACGGTGGGTGTACTAAGGAACTAGTACTGCGAACCTAGTACTTGTTAGTTTGCATTATTACTACGAACCTAGTACTTGTTAGTTTAGCTACTACAAACCTAATACTTGTTAGTTAGCCTAACAATTCAAAAATAGTTTTGGCCCTGCAACCCTTGTAAACACTAGGAAAAATACCCGTTTGTGCCTTGGGTAAAAAATAATTGTAGACAGTTTGGGCTGGAGCATTAGGCTGGAGCCTCACATTCAAATAGAGTGTGAGGCTGCTAAACAGCCCTGCGAGTGGAATCTCGACCAAGGGCGGCAGCGTGCTTAGAACCAAACCAAACAACCACAACCACCATGAAAGTTCAAACAACAGTGTACGTGGACGATGATTCGTCCACAGCCAGAGTAGTCCAGCCCGAAGAAATACCCGCCACCGCCAAAGCGGACTTGGCAGAGTACGGCGTGGCCTACACTCCAGACGGCGAGTATTTCCACGCCAACCGTTGGAAAGTGTACTTCCAGAGCTGTGACGGTGGTTATACCAAAACCGTCACAACGCCCAAAGCGGCGGCCGCCAAGGTTCGTGAATACATCGGTGCATCGGATGAAGATTTCGGCTACGTTTCAGACGATGGCATCAGCCGTTGCGACGGCGTAAAAGTGTTTCACCAGCACAGCAAATTCGGGCATGAAATATCCCTCCGCGCTTTACTCCGCGCATACCCCGCCTGATGAGGCCCCGCAAAGGCCGAAACCCCCCTTGCGGGGGTCGCGGACGCAAACAAGTCCCAACCAACCATTATGAAACAAGTAGACCTCAATATCGGGCTGGCCATTGGCCAGCAAAACAACGCGCTAACCATACCACAAGTCGATAAGGAACTGGCCAAGCAAGGGCTATTGGCCCTTAGTTTCAGGCTGGCCCAAAGCGGCACCGAAACCACCTACGTGGTGCGGTGCGAAGACTATAGCTGCCAGCCATTGGCTGGGCGTATTTGGGACCTCGCAGCCAACCTGCAACAGGACTGCATTGCGGCGGTTCCGCTTTCCAAGGCCCCCCCGTTTTTGGTGGGGCCCTACGCCCACAAATGGGGCGGCTGTTTTCTGGCCGCCCACTGGATCTCGTTAGTCTAACCAAACCACCTGACGAGGCCCTTGCAAGGCCGAAACCCCCGCAAGGGGGTCGTGGACGCAACTAGTCCCAACCAACCAACCAACCACCATGACCAATACCACTAAATACATCGTAAGCAAGCCCAGCGGCGTTCACGCTGGAAGCTGCATTCTAGGCACTGGCGACTCCAAAGCGGAGGCTTTGGCTGACGCGTACGGACCCAAGCCGTGGAGCCCGTACACCAAACGATCAGCGGCCAGCGCGTGCGTGCGCGAGGTTTCGCTTGAAGAGTTCGAAGAGCTCGTTTACCACTAACCAACCACCTGACGAGCTCGTGGCAACGAGCGAAACCCCTGCGGGGGTCGTGGACGCAAACAATAGTCCCAACCAAACACAACCATGACCACCACCACCACCACCACCATTGCGGTTGCCGTACGCGGCAACCAATACGTCAGCGTACAGGCTTCCCTGTACGCCCACTTGGGCCCCACTCCAGTGGCCCTGCACCGCACCGTGAACCGCGCTGGCTGGACCATTACCAGCGTGGTTTGCGGGTTCGCAATGGTCCACGGGCCAACTCGAAACAAAGCCTTGGCGGCGTACCAACAGGTGCTCATCGACTTGGGCCCCAGCGCGGTGTTGGCTCGAGTTGCAGCGGAGCCCGTTGCCCCAAGCCCTGACTCACTCCGCCCCGCACCCACCAAACGGCCCAAGCCCAAAGCGGCCCCAGCCAACGGCGGCAACGCGGTTGCGGTAGCTTACGCGGTTGCGGAGCGTGCGGGACTTACGGTTGCGGAGCGGGACGCGGTCCTCCGCGCCTTGTGCAAGAGCGGCCCCAACGCGGGACGTTTGCTGGCCCAAGCCCCAGCGCGGTACAAGGACCCGTTAGGCCAAGCCGCTTGGAACGGGTTGCAGCCAAACCCGTACAAAATCCAAACAAGCTGCGTGTTGCTGGCCGCACCTGCGGAGCGTGCCTTGCTGGACAAGCTAATAACCAAAAGCTGGCCCGTTTGGTTGGACTCAGACGCGCACGCGCTGGTAGAGCTGGGCGTATGGTAAACCACCTGATGAGGCCCCTTGCAAGGGCCGAAACCCCCTTGCGGGGGTCGTGGACGCAACAACAGTCCCAACCAACCATGACCACTGAAACTGAAACAATAGACTGTACCCCTACGTGGGAATTCGCCGCCAGCGTTTATATCGAAGTCCTACGGAACCCAGACGCGGGTTTCTACGCGGTGCAAACCGCCAAGGACGAAATCCTGCGCTTGGCTCGCACCGTGGACCAACTCAACCAAAACGAACCGTGAAAATCGAACAAGAATTACGCGCTAGAAAACTCATCATTACCGCCGATCCCCAGCAGTTCGCCAAAATTACGGGGGTCAAAGAACTCCAGTACGGCCGGACCCATGAGGTCTTTGCGGGTGCTCCATGCCAGTGGAGCCTCGAACGCGGAGCAACTCATACCCTGTACTGTGGCGAGGGCCTTGGACGCGGTACACGCCCAGCCAAGCTGCTTAAAACGCGGCTGTACGTTGGCGTGGACGAGCAGGAAGACCGAATTGTTTGGCACAAGTGGGACATACGAACTCTTTGGGAGTTCCCGCTTACCGAAACCACCACCTGATGAGGCCCCGCAAAGGCCGAAACCCCCTTGCGGGGGTCGTGGACGCAACAACAGTCCCAACCAACCAACCAACCAAACAAATGGAAACTAAATACATACAACCATGAACCTTGACCTATTAATCATTGTGGGCACCACCTACGTTGGCAACGCGCTAATCTTTGGATGGCTGCAAGCCTTGCCTTATACTATAACCATAGTAGCTGCTTCTGCGGCCGTTTGGTTATTGTTAGTGTTAGGCTGCATCCTGTAACCTGTAACCTGAACCTTGAACCTTGAATCTAATGACTACCAAACAATTAAACTGGAAACCCGTGGTAAGCAGCCTAATTAAGCTGTTACAAGCGGAAAAATACCGCGTGCTTTACGTGCACGACGGCCAAGACTACCACCACTATTCCAAGCGGCATACACTAAGAACAACCCGTTTTAAAGCCAGCAAGGACATTTGCGAGGTTGATGAAGCCTACTTGGTGGTTGAGGACCTAAGTCAGGGAAGCGGTTACACGCTTACGCTTTTCTTGGTCCTTGGAAACAGCCCAGAGGAAATTGTTTCTGATTGTAGTTGCAACGCCCGATTGGACGAGGTACTTGAAGCCTTTAGCACATTTTGGCAAGGAGCTCCTTGCCCAACCAAAACACAACCATGACAACCATATTAAAATTAAACGTTCGCCTTTTGGTGCAACACCAAGAGGATTTTGATCCCCAGAAATTCGTGGAAGAACTCCGCTACGATTTCTTTGACCCAGCAATCCAAGAAGTAGAAATTATCGAAATCCTTAGCCATGAGCCTCGTGACCTTTGAACTTACGTGTATCCACAAGTGGGGCCTAATCCAAGCTGGGGAAACCTACCAAGTCCGGCGTAACCCGTACGGGCTGGCGGTTTTTCAAGAAAATGACTTGCCAGCTTGGACCGCGCACCCAACAGTGGTGCTGGATCCAGAAGGCCAGTGCCAACCTAACAAGTTCTTTAAAAACCAAACCACCTGACGATGGCCCCTTGCAAGGCCGAAACCCCCTTGCGGGGGTCGTGGACGCAAACAATAGTCCCAACCAAACAAATGACCAACAATCCAGAAGATATAAAACACTACGAGTCAACTTTTGACTCTGTTGCCCACGAGCTTATTAGCTTGATTGCGGATAGAGAAAAAGAAGTAAAGGGCAAAATAGATAATACCCAGCTCATTGATGCGTATTACGTATTCCGCGACACACTTCAAGCAAAGGCCCAAAAGCTATACCCAGATTACGACTTTGAAAACTTCTAATCCATGAAACCAACAACAGCAATTAAACAAGCTGGGTCCTTAGTGGGCCAGCTTTACCGAACCGGAAACGCTTGGTCGTACCTTTGGTACGACCAGCAATACAACGCCTACCGCAGCATTAATTACTGCGACTACTGGCAAGCGTACAGCAAACGCCGCACGCGCCTAATCGAAACGGCGTTGCGGCTTTTATTCCCAAACCAAGAACTCGCCGGACTCCAACCAGAGTACCGCAGCGGCCGTTGGCAAAACTGGGTTTGGCAAATCTACCAACAAAACCAAGCATGAAAACGAAAGAACAAATAGAACAGCAAAATAGCGCAATCCACGTAGCCCTGCTTCTGGGTGCGCACTACTCCACGCAAGCGGATCAACACAAACTGCGTTTGCCTTGCGGCATTGAGCTCCTGCTTTGGTGGGACCTTAACAACCAAGTGCAGGTGCAATGCAACCAAGGCCGTGGCTACCACCGCTGTGAACACCCGTTTGTAAGCTCGCGCCTTCTAGCCCGTCGTTGCCAAAGCTACGTTTGGGTCATTGCCAAAGACTGGGACCAAGAAAACTACCCTACAAAAAAATGAACGAGTACCCATTAGACATTCCCGAGTTGCGTGCAATTATAAAAAGGGCTAGGCAAGAAATTCAGGTTATTCAACAAGCTGAAGACCGCGCTGCGCGTGCTAAAATAAAAGCCAAAGCAGAGGGAAAAAAAGAACGTTTAAGGCTTGTTTACGCCGAACGAAACTCTGGAAAAACCTACAAAGAAGTGGGCCAAGTTTTTGGAGTCGGGGCGTATCGAGCACGGGACCTATACCTGAAAGCAGAATACCTAAACATCCACGGAAAATTATTCCCACAAAACACCAATGTTTGACTCCTTAACAACCACCGAAAGCGGGGACCTACGCCAATGCATTAGCGAAGCGCACGCCACTAACTGCGGACCTGAACGTTTGTTCAGGGACCACAACGATATTTACGTAGACAGAAACACACGTTTCAATTACACTGCGGACCAAATCTGGCGCGGGGGAACAATTCCCAAGCGCAGAGACACAAAAACAAACCAAGAACCAAATATAGATTATGCACGGTATTAACGAAATCAAAAAGCAAAACGCACAAGCAAAAGCAAACTACGACAACAGCCGCCAAGGCACTTTCGTAGTACTCCGGAACGGCAACGTACTGTTGCGTTCTGGGGCCCACTCCAAAACCATTGAAAACGAGGACGAAGCCGCCGTTTTCTTGGACCAAGTTCGAGGCCGCACCAGCGGTTACGTTCGAGGCGTGGTGCAGGGGTACTTCCCCCAGCCGGACTTCGAACAGGATTTTGAAGATAGCCGCAACGGCACGTACAGCGTGCTGGATAGCGGAAGCATTCTAATCCGGAACGGCTTAACCAGCAAAACTATTGACGAGCCACAGGACATTGTAGAGTTCTTGGGCAAGGTGGTGGACCGCGAAACCGAACTCGTTCGCAACGCGGTGAAATCTTACTTTGCTCCGGCCTTGGCATGACCCTGTTCCTATTCTGGATGTTTCTAATTTGCTCGGTAATGGGCATTGCGGCTTCAATCCTTAACATAGCCCTATAAACCAAAGCCCCAAGGTCTAACCTTGGGGCTTTTTTGTTTTACGGGTTTACGGGTATAAACCTTGGCCGCTTTTGTATGGCCTGTTTTAAGTAGTCAACCCGAGCTTGGCCGTTGGCTTCGCCGCCGCGCTCAAGCATTTCGCTAAACATATCTTTTTCAAACACAACCCGATCCACCACGTTGCGGTTTATAATTTGGTTGTAACGTTCCTTGCTAATTCCAACGTCATTTGCTTGGCGTTTAAGTTCCTGCTCGGTTACGCCTAGCTTCTTGAAACCGCTTACTGTTTTCTGCAACTTACGGGCCGCGAACAAACGTGCGTCTTCCAAGCTAACGTAAACGTCTTCCACCTGTTGCGAGCTTAGGGGTGCCTCTGTTTTAAACTTACCCCGCTCGGCCGCAACCGCGTCTTGGTCCCGTTTAATTTTGCCGAACGCTTGGTGCGCTAGCTTAACCAAATCGTACCTACGGGTTTGGAAAGGGCTAAACTCGTTTGCCACTAGCTCCAAAGCCGTGGCCAACCTTGCGTCTTGGTCGTAAATACTATTGTTAGTGTACGCTTCAAACGCTTGCAAGAACTTCTGCGGAGACTTCAAACGGTAAGCTGAGTTGGCTAAGTACTTAACAACTTTAAACGCGGCTTCCGGCGTGCTGTCATTTTCGTACCAAATTTTTCCGCCTTGGTCGTTTGTATTGTTCCGCGCCTTGGCGATTGCTTCAACGGCAATTTGGGGTGAGAAAAACGCGTCCGCAACGGCACCCAAAAGAACCGCTGGAGTTTCGTCTGTGCGTCCGTTTAGCATTAAGTGCGCGGACCTCATAAACGGATCCGCTATAAGCGAAAACGGGTGCACGTAAGTAAGGTTCCACATTTTAATTTTGCTTGGGTCCTGCGGGTCCTTTGCAAAGTAGTAGTTAACGTCCTTTGCCCAAGCCGGAAGGCTATTCCGAATCGACTCTTCTTGGTCATCTTCAAAACCACCACCTACGGCTTTAAGAATTTCTGGAACCGCGCTTAAGGCAAGAACTACACCAAATCCAGCTAGTCTTTTTTTACCCCGAGCCCGTAACACTGGGTTGCCGGAGTTAAATTCTTTAAAGCCAACCGAAGTAATGGCAAAGGGTAAGCGAACAGTTTCTGCGGTGAACCGGAAATAACTGTTCATTAGGGTAGCCAACGGGCTGGCTTGGAAAGCCTTGGCCACGGCCGCAACCTCGGACCTACCCTGCGTTGTTTTGCGTACAGTTCGCGCAGCCAATTGTTTAATTTGAGTTTCAGTCCACTTGGTGGTGTTGTACGCGTTAGCCTCGGTTAAAACCTTAACTTCGTGCGAGTAGTACGCAAACTTGTACATCAAATCAATTGCTTCTGCGGCTGACGCAAAAGTGTCAAACGCCGAACTAACAGCTTGGTAAGGAGCCTTAACAGCGGTTAGCGTGGCCGAGGCTACCTTGCCCTTGTTGCGAATTGTTTCTTCCAACTTTGCTAGAAAGTTAACTGGGTCCCCACTCATTCCGTAGAACAGGTCTTTTAACACCCCACCGTTTATGGAGTCATTTAGGCCCAAAGCAATAAGGTCCGCGCCTAACGGGCCCAGCTCGCTTAGGCTAAATTTTTCGTCGGGTCTGGCAAACTCCGGCAACATTTGCGCGGCGCGGTTTAAGAAGTTCGTACCGTAGATTTCGTTTAGACCTTTAATAGAGTCGGCAATGTTTGCGGGGCTGGCAATGAAACCATTTGCACCCATGTAAAACACGTTGCTAACCATGTTACGGGTATAGAATCCGGCCGAGCCAAGCGTAAGCATACTCAAGGATTTTCCAATAGCCTGTGCGGTTAGCAGTTCGATTTGGTAAATGAGCTGGGCGGCATCACTTTTCGGGGCTTTGCGGTCCGGCGAGAACGATATTTTAAATGCTTCCTTTACTTCCGGCGGTGCGTAGTAATTTGACAAAGGCTCGCCGCCCAAGGTCTTGGTTGAGTTAAGCAAGGGCTCGTACAGCCTGTACTTTTCTGGGTCCTTGGCCTTTTCGTCGGCGGTAACTAGGAACCCGTTGTCCAAGCCAACTTGGGCGAACTGGTTAAGCAGCCTTTGCGTGCCCACAAAGGTAGACAGGTTCGAGTACGTACGCATGGCGTTTTCAACTGGGTTCTGTCTTTCCCCCAGAATTGCAACCAGCTCACGCGGCACTTCACCCTTCTCCATGAACCGTGTAAGGTCAGTTTTATTAAGAACCTTACCCGGGATTTCTGGGGTTTCGCCGTGCTGCTCAATAAAGTTATCCAGCTCAATTGAACCAATGCTTTGGGCCCGTGCTTCGGCTTCAACCAAGGCTCTAACCTCCGCGTCCGAGAACACCGCGTACAAGTCATTTGAACGCCAGCTTTTAAAGGTGCGGTTTACCCAAGCCTTTTCAAAGAAGTCCCTTGCTTCTTGCCTTGCTTGCGCAAAGGTTGGATCGTTTTTAATTTTCTCAACGTAGCCTTCGTCGTGGTGGATTTGGTAGGTACGGGTAAGGTACACGCCCAAGTTCTCGGTAACCACCGCACGCATTGGATCGTTTGGCCCAAGCGACTCAACCAATTGCTGGCTTAGCGAATCAATTGCGCTACGGAACTCGGTTACCACTTCGGCCACGCGGGGGTTGTTTTGCTCTAGCCGGAACAACGCTTGTTGCTGGGCAACCATTGCTGTTCTAACTCCCTTGGCTCGGGCGGCTTGGATTTCCAAAGCGTACGCGGCGTTGGCCGCTGTAATGGCGGCGGTTCGCGTTTGCTTTTCCGGTGAGTTAGCAAGATCGGCTTGCAACGTAGTAACCTCGCGCTGGTAAAGTTTTACGTCTTGGTGCGTGGCGTAGTCAGCGCGTGCCTTTACGGTGCCTTGCTTGTACCTTGCGTACGCTTGGTCAGATTGTTGGTGCTGAACGTTTATGGCTTCCAGCTCCGCGTCCCGCTTTGCTTTGGCGGCGGCGCGGTCAGCTTGTGCAACGGTTGGGGCCGTGGTGCCCAGCGCAACGTTAACGTCGTCCAAGTCTACGGTAGGTTCTTTCTTTAACGCGCCCAAGAAAGTCTTTGTTAGTCCGGCCACGCGTTGATTGGCCAATTTCATTGCACGTTCTTGGTACTGCTTGGCTTCGTACATCCGTGGATCCAAGTTTCCGGACGCACGCAACAAGCGGGTTAGCTTGTTACCAAAGTTGTACTCGCCTGTTACCTCGTTAATTGCTAGGTCATCCAGCGATACTCGGTAAGCTGACTCAATGTCCGGCGAGGTTACCGCAGTAAGTGCTCGGCTTAACAGAATTTTTGGTTCTTTAGGCTTTGGGTTTAGCGCAAGCGAGCGGTCGCTATCGGGGACCTTGGTTACCTTGTGCTGGCCAAATAAGACCCCAGCCGTGTGAGTTTTAGAAACGTATCCAGCAAAGCCTTTGTCCTTAATTGCTTTTTCGTACAAAGTAGTGGCGGCGCGGTCATCAAAACGGGCGTACCCCAACGCAACACGTTCGTCTCGGCTTGGGAACAGGTCCAAGGGGTCAGCATCGTAGTCGTACAAACTGTCTCCTGCCACCTTAATTTGGTAACGGAACTGTCCAATAATGTATTCGCGCACGTAACTGCTATAACCAAAATACGTTCTTGGTTGGTAGATCTTTTTGTAGTCCCGCTTGCGGTCTTTCTCAGATCCAATTCCGCCAGTGCCATGCATGTTAGGGTCTGTGGTTTCTAGTTCCGAGTCAAAGGACCAGTGAGTAAGTTGAACTTCTTTGCCTCGGAACCTTGCTGGTGCGGAGGACTTGCTGTACCGGATACTTGGTACGGCTTGGTTGAACCTTTGTGATATAGGAATTGCGGTACCGTTATTGTCGTACGTTACAGCGTCTGCGGATTTGATTTTAGTATCCTCAAACACGGCCACAATGGTAGCCGTTTCGTTCATGGCCATTCCGGTAAAGCCATCTTTAACGTTTGTAATAACAACGGAGTCAAAGCCCCTTGCCTTTGCAATATCTGCAACTTGATCGGACGTAAGTTTCTTGCCCTCGAACTGAACTTCGGTCCATACCGAACCGTTACCATCAACTTGAAGCGAGTTACTTAGGTCTAGCTTGGCACTTTGTACAACTCCACTGCCAGAGTATCGGCCGTACTGTTCTTCGCTAATAAGATCCGGCCTTTGCGCAAGAGCTGAGGGCATTGCAGACAACTTGTAGTCTCCCGTTAATGCGTACTTGTTAGCCAAGAACTTTGAATCAGTTAGCCACGCCATTCCTCGCGAGGCTTTGGTAGGGAAAAACTTGTTAATGAAGTCCGCTACGGCACTAGGCTTTTGTGTACGCGTGGGCTTTACAATTGTATCTAAGAACTTTCTTTGGCCCCTATAGTACGTTTGCTCTGAGTAGCCAGCGTTTACCGCTGCGCTGTTTACCATGCTTTGCGCGGCACCTATATCGCCAGCCGCAACAGCAGCCGTGTAATTGGTGTCCATTTGCGGCGTTGCTGCGCGGCTGTACCGCAAGTCAATTTGTCCGGTCGGCTCTGCCGCCAAGTTAACTCGTGGCTGCTGGTAACGCGGCTTTGAGTCGTACGTGGGGTTCTTCATAAACACCCGCGATCCAACCATAATGGCATCGTCGAAAGTAAGAACTGGCTGCTTGGTACGTACGTCCACGAACTCGCTCGAGCGTGCTGGGTTGTACGCAATTTCGGCCCACGCCTCTGGGTCGTTAATGCCGGCTGGCAATCGGTCGATCTTAACGTTCTCGCCCTGCACCGTGGCCAGCGGGAACTTGCCGCCGCCCTGCGCAATAGAAATTGGGCTACCCTTTTCAACTCGAGTAACTACTCGGCCATTCTTAACTCGGGCAATGGTTGTATAGCCAAGCACAGTGCTTGCTCTTGCTGAACCCCCCGGCTTGTGCGCTGTAATTGCGTAAGTTACTTCTCCAGCTTCCAACGAACGATTGTATGTTGGAATGTCAATGCGCCAGTCAACTAACTGGCCCTCGGGAATGCCCAAGTCCGCCATTACCTTGCCAATCTTTTCTTCTTCATCAGCGGATAAAACTTTACCGTCGCGGCGAGCAACAATGTACCGCTTAACTTGCTCAATGGGTGGAATGGCTTGCGCACCCTTAACTACCCAAGGATCTAGTACTTCAACCAAGTCAGAAAAGGTTTCGTTATCAATTTGACCTTCGGCCAAACGAACGGCGGCAACGGCCAGCTCGCCAGAACGTTTGTTCTTGGTTGCGCTAGCAAAAGCCTTGCTTTCTTGTTCCGTGGTTGGTGCCAAAGCTGCGCGGCTAAACTGAATTGTTGGAGCGTTGTCGTCCACGGTTAAAGAATCACGGGTCCAAGCAACGGACTCGGAAATGGTGCCGTCCGACTTTAGAATTACAAGGCCGTCGTAGCCTTGCTTTTCACCCAAGCTCTTAAAGTGTTTTCCAATGTTGCCGTATTCTTCGAACAAGTGCACGGTTTTTGCAAGTGCTTTTTCTTGGGGCAAGCCCAACGCTTCAAAAACCAAGGCCGGACCAAATTCAACTTTGGATACTTTAACAACCAAGGGCTTCATAAACAGTACGTCAAACGTAGTTACTTCTGCTTGGCCCTTTTCTTTTCTAGCTTCTTTGGCGTAGTCTACAGAACGTGTAGCGTCTGGGGTAGTGTAGTACCCGTAGCCGTAAACGCCTTCCGAGCTAGCCTTCATTGGGGTGCGCCCGTCAAACGTTCCGCCGTGGTACCCAGTAACGTAAAGCGGCTTACCGTTCGGTGGGTTAACAGCTACCTTGGGTATGCTAAGCTGGTTAAGTATGCCTTCTTTTGTAGTGGCGCGGCTGTACCGAATGTCCGGTTTAGCTGCGTTGAACCGCTCGCTCAACGGGATCACGTTGCCCTGCGCGTCACGGGTGACGGGGTCGGCGGATTTGATTTGCTCAGGTGAAAAAACAACAATAAATTCAGGACCGTCAACCGCTCCGTCAAAGCCGCGCTCAATTATGTCTGCCGTAACATCACCGTTTTCTTTTAGGTAACCAATAGTAACGGGTTCGCCTTCTCCGTCCTCTGCCAAAGTACCGTCTTCGTAGCGGTAGCCCCCGCCTTGGAAATCATATGGGTTTTCTAATTTCAAGTATGCCGAGTAAGCGTAGTCACCGTATTCTGGCATTGGCTCTTTTGAAAAATAGTTTTCGCCCTCGTCAAACTCTGTAAAAGGACCGTCTTTATCAAAATTATAACTGGGGGTTGTGTGGTACGCTTTAACGGTATACCCCGCAGCCTTTGCCGCTGCGTCAACCATGCGCTGCGCCGTAGCCGTATCCCCAGCTTCTACCGCTGCAAGGTATTCGGTATCAATTTGTGGAGTTACAGAAGCGCGGCTAAACCGGATGCTATTGTTCTGAGTGTCGAACCGTTGGTTCAATGGCACTCCAGTAAATGGCTCGGAAGACTTAATCTGGGAAGGATCAAGAATACCATACGTTGTGGCTTTTTTAGAACCACCTAGCTGACCCCCCATAGCGTCAGTTGATGTATGCACTACAGTATCAAAACCAGAAGCACGCAAAAGTCTAGATCTCTCGTGCGCGTATCCAGAAGTCATGGAATCTAGAACAGCTTGGCCAGAACCTTGTGCACCTAATTCTTGCAACTTGCTTATTGTATCAAGCAAGCCGTCTGTTGCATCGTCTATACTTTCAAAACCATTAGAATCAATAAGCTCTTCAGGGCTTACATTTTTTAGTCTATTTACAATAGATTCAATATTGTATTCTTTTGGTGAACCTTCCGTAGTATCTAGAGTATTACCTATTTTGACAAAAAACTTACGAACGTTTCCAAATTTAGAGGCGACTTTTTCTGAAGATGATAGTTGTAGGCCTAGTGAATAAGGTGCGTAACCTGAATCAAACGCAAGTTTAGCTTCGTTCCACGTATTATCTGAAGATCCGTGCCATAGTTCTTTGGCATAACCTGTCTCTACCGCCGTTTTTGCCACAATTTTAGCAGCTTCGTTTCTATCAGATCCAGTAATCGTACCAGCGTTGAACTTAGATTCAAGTTCGGTGTGTCTTGCAACAGAAGCGCGGCTCCGTTGAATTGTAGGGGCGGCTTGCTCCAAAGGTACTTCTCCGGCTTCGCCCTTGCGCAGCTCAACTTCGGCCCAGCTTGGGAAACCAAGGCTCTTGCCTAAGTCTTCGGTATTAGCAAACGCTTCGTTAATGTCCTTGCCCGTGGCCAGTTGGTATACAGCGGCCCGTGCGTCTTCAATTGTAAACTTCTTGTCCTTTTCGTAACGGTCCCAAACCGCACGCACCGCGTCCACGTTCTTCTTGTTTGACTTCCACTTGGCTGTAAACAGCAAGCGCACAGCTTCCCAAGTAATGGATTGGATTTCGCGGGGCAACAAGCCAAAGGTCTTGGCGGCATCGCGGTATGCTTCGGCGTTGGCCGCGTACATTCCGTTAACACCCAAAATAGAATTGTTAGTAACGTTGCTTGAACCAAAGTTCTGGCTAACCTCAAAGCTGTTTCCACTTAGGGCTTGCCAGTACAACGCGGCAACCGCGTGGGTATCCATTGTTACGTGACCGTCCTCGTTGTTAGGGTCCACAATGTTATTGTAGAAGCTACGCACCTTGTGCATATTACCTAGCTCTTTGCTAACCACCTTGAGCTTGGTTGCTTTGTCCGAGCTCATAATACGAATAGCCTTTTGCACGGTGCTGTAGCTGCCCCAAGCCAACCTTGTTTCTTTGCCACTAGTTTCGCTGCGCGAAGCTTGCTGGGTATTGGTTCCGTCCGGCGCGTACTTCATAAACGCTGGCGCGTCGTTTACTTCCGAGTACATACGAATAAACCTTGCTTGGTTTTCAATTGCCAAGTCCTTAAGCGCACGCCCTTCTAATAGTTTTAGAATTTCACGGGCCTTGTTCCGGCCAGCCTCGGCGTTTGCGCTGGACCATCCGGTAAACATTGGGTTGCCCTGCTCATCAAAAACGTGCTCGCCGTTAGAATCGTACACGGCTTTAACCTTACCCTTTTCGTAAATGGGTAGGCTGCTGTCGGTAGCCTCGGTAGTAATTTGAGGCTCGCCCCCACGCTTAAGCCACTGCGCAGTCATTTCTGGGCCCCAAACAATTGCGTTTGGATTACCCAAAATTACTTGTTGGTGCCAGATTTTCATGGTGCGCTCGGCCAGCGCAATGTTCATAAACCAATCCTTCTGCGGACTAAACACAGCCAACACACCGCTGGCTTGCTCAACGTCCTGCGCGTACGCCACACCAAACTCGTTTGCAATTTTGTTTGCACCGTCGTACCAAAGCTTAGCCACGTTGCGCAAGTTCTTGGGGAACAAGTTAATTAACGCTTCCAAGTTGGACTGCGTGTTTTTAATTACAACGTTGTAAATCTGCGGGGCAAGCGTGGCAATTGGGTGTTCTGGGTCCGTGGCAAAACCCGCCAATGTTTTGGTCATTTCGGACTTCTGCTTAGTTTTTAAAGCTTTAAGTTCTTTTGACCTAGTCAAACATTTTTCCAAGCTAGCTTGTTTCTTTGCAAAGTCCTTGCCAGCTTGTCCGGTAAGTCCGCCTTTTTTCAGCAACAACGCGTCTTGAAATTGTGCGTCGGTTGCCTTTACCTTTTCCACGGTTAGCAAGTCCTTTAAAGCTTTCTTGTAACGCTTAATTTGGTCGGCGTTAACACGAATTTTACTGCCAGTTTTTTCGTGTTCGGTACGCAAGCCGCGAACTAATTTTGCAATCTTGGGAAATTCCCGCGCCACAATTGGATACTCGGTTAGGTACAGCGCGTTGGTTCGGTAACCCTTTGGATCCCGCGCCATTACGTCCAAGCCAATTAAGGACATTGGGTCCAGCCCAGACTCGGTTGCGCTTTTGCCAGTTGGGTTTCGCGTACCCAAGGCTTGGCCCGGCTTAAGATCTTGCGCGTTAAAGCCAGTGTAGGCTTTGGAGAAGTAGTTTGTTGGCACAACCGGACGCAAACGTTCCGCAATTGCAAGGTCCGTATCAGAATTGGTACTCGAGAAGCTCTGGGCATCTTGCGGAATGTCTTCGCCCTTGCGTTGCAGGTACCGGAACAAGTCGCCCAAACGGTTTTGTGTTACGGCCAACCTTTCGTTCTGGCCGTCGTTGCGCAAACCAATTTCTGCAAACGTTGCGGCCACGTAGTCGGTTGCACGTTCCCCAAGCCCAAGCAAGTCTTGTAAGTCAGAAGCGGTAAGATCATTGCTTGCAGCACGCTCAATAACTTGTGCGGCGTTAAGTCCGGAATCTTCAAACGCAACGCGGGTTTCGTCCCCAACCCTTTGCATAGCTAGCTCGTGCGCAACGGCAACCGCGAGGTCCCGTTCGACCAAGCTACTTTGCTCTTCAAAAGCGTAGGCCCCGTACACCTCGTTAACCAAGTCCTCGTTAACCACCAAGGTACTACCGTCCAACACAAAAGGCTTGCTGGTATCCTTTGAAATTACTGTGGCAAATTCCTTTTGGTTTTGTACTTGTTTTACAATTAGGTTCTCCGAAACGGTATCTGTAGCAAGGTCCTTTGAATAACGCAAACCGGAGTCCTCCTTATCTTCCTTGTACATAACGCGGACCGTAATAATTTTGCCTTCGGTTGTACGTACATTTGTAAAGTAATTGTCGTCCGAAGCTTCGTCCGCTGGAGTGTCTAGCTCTTCCCCATCTCGGGGCTGGTACATACCGTCTTGGTAAAACAAACCGTTATCGGTTGCCATGCTTTCTTGACCAAACTCGTTGGCAAAGTCCACTGCATCTTGATCCGTGAATCCATCAACTAGGAAACTGTTTTCACCGTTCCCGTAACGACCCACAACTATGTCGGCCACGTAGCCACGTTGTGCTAACCACTGCTTGGCCTGTTCATTAAACGCTGCGTTGGCTTCTTCGGTTGGTACAGTTACGTCTGGATTCTCGGCCGTAAACGCACCGAACTTTCCGGTTTTAATAAGTGTTCGGAGCTGAGCTTCCGAGAAAATACCGTCTTGCAACGAATCGGTTTGGTGGTTAATCCAGTCAAAAGAATCTCGCGGGTGCGGGTTAGGCACGCCAAACATTGGACCAAAGCCGTCTTGCCGCGCAACCGCTGCCTTGCTAGCCAAAATCTGTTGTACTGAACGCGCTGGCAAACCATTGCCCTCGGCCACCGCTTTTTTAAGGTCCAACATTGCTTCGGCCAATGCACGGCTTTCTGGGTCCGCCAAGCGTTTACCGCTAAAGAAGCTAGCCAAAACGTCCAAGAACTTTTGGTACAAGCTGCGCTCGCCCTTTTCGGCCAAGCCGTCCAACTGTAGCCGGAAAGTCTGGGAAGCAAAGTAGTGCGCAACGAACTCGTTAACCGCGTAGTCTTCGTTATAAGATTCGTTTTCGCTCATGCGGCCTTCTACCGCGTAACGCAAGTTTTCGGGTATAGCGTTGCCGTACCGCGCTTCAATCTTAGCTTGGGCTTCCGCACGTAGGGCCAGCAACCTTGCACGAACTTGGCGTTCGAAATCATTCTTTGGATTGCTAATAACTTCTGCGGTTGCAAAGTGGGTTAGCTCGTGCAGCAAAGCGTCCACAATACCCCCACCGTTATCCGACGCAGCGTTTAGCGTAATTATTTTGCTTGCGCCCAAGTAGCCTCCGGTGGTGCCCACATCGTTTGGAGCGTTGTACACAAAAACGGGGCACTTTTCAACGCCCACGCTTAGCAAGAACTTTGCAGTTTCTCGGTGCATTTTGCTTTTGCCGGAACGAACAACGCTTTGCAGCACGGACTTAACATCCATTTGGCCTTCCTTAATTCCGTGCTTGGCAAATTGAACGCGGTGTTGGGCACGTAGCTTGGCAAAGTGATTTGCTTGGGTGGCGCGGTCCGCCGGAGATATTGCTTCTTGCTGGACTAGGAAGTCCAACAAGGTATTGGCGCGGCCTTGCTGGACGTTCCGAACCGCTGCATTAAGCTGGGCTTCGGTAAAGGTTCCTAAGTCCAAGCCAGCGGCCAGCTCGGGCCCAACAATACGGAAAAGCTCTTCGGTTGTGGCAAACGTATCTGGGTCCAAACCGAGCTGGGTAGCAACCGAGCGCAGTTCTTCAACTAGCTTTGGGTTAACGTTACGGCCCGTAATAAGGCTTAGCGCGTAGTTGGCTTGGGCCTCAACAGCGGCTTGGCCTTGGCTAGACACAAGCGGGGCCCCGTTCTTGGCACGCTTGTTCTTGCGGCGTTGGGTTGACTGATTTTGTTTAGCGTTAGCTGCGGCTTGGTTACGCTGAACGTCAGCAGACTTTGAACTTGCAACTGCGTTGGCAAAAGCGTCTGCGGATTCTTGGCCTCGGCCCTCGTAAACCTGCCGTAGTTTTTGTGCGTTTTCCCCAGTAACGTAAGCGTAAACGGCCTTACCGTTTTTGTTCTGCACCAACACGTACATTGAATCAATGTCGCCGTTGTCCGCAACCTTTACGTTAACCAAGCTCGGGTTTGTTGGCGCGTCGTAACGGGTCTTGCCGTAAACAATTTGGCCGGAGTCCGAAACGGTAAGCGCAACGCGGCGTACGTCGCGGCGAGGGCTAACCAAGCTGGGTTCGGCAACGGCTCCTTCAAAGCCCTCGAACTCCACGGCTGGCATATCCGCGTTTGGAGTAACTTCAATTGGCGGCTCGTTAGTTTCTGGGTCTAGCAATACCCCGTCCGCCTCAACTCGAATGCGGCCGCGTGTTCCGTTAATAACAACTAACTGGCCTTTAAGGTCTTTAAAGGTACGGGTTTCGTCCACGGTTGGGCTTTCACCCGCGCCTTCGCTTACAAACTTAACTCCGTTTCGGGTAAGGTAAGCTTCAACTTGTGCTTGGTTGTCCCAGTCAATGTTGCTGTCCTGCGCTAGTCGGGCGGCGCGTTGCGCAACGTACGTTTGTACGTCGTTTGGCGTAATGGTAGTTTTGTTTTGTTTGTTTACCTTGCCCGAACCTTGAATCGATTTTAGTTCTTGGGTGGTAACGCCGAGCTCGGCGGCTTTCTTTGCAGCCAAGGTGGTAGCCACGGAACCGCTTGGGGCAGAACTAAAAGCGCGGGGGCTAAACACTATTGGCTGTTCCGGCACTTGGTCCAAAGCGGTAACCACGTTCGAAGCCGCACGAACCGGAATCCTTTCGCTTACAGGTTGAAAGTTGCGGTTTGCAAGTTTCAAACGGTTCTTTAAAGCCGCAACAGTTTCGGGGCTTTGCCCGTCACTTTCAAGCTTAGTAATTACGTTGCTTAGGAAAGTACCTTCGACCGATTGTGCTACGCCTTGCTGGCGGTCTTGGTCTTGGTTTATTCTGCGTGCGTTGTTTAGCGCGGGTACAGCGGTACCGTAACCAAAACCAATAACACCGCTTTGAAACGCGTCCTTTAAAGCGTCTGCTAACTTAAGCTCTTTATTGTCCAACATGGAGTTGGCAACAGCTTGGGCTAAAGTGTCTGTAAATTCTTCTAGGAATTCACCAGTGCCTTGCTTAACAATTCCGTAGCCGGATTCTTTAGCCGCTTCTTTAACAACCGCTTTAATTGCTCCAAGAACTTCTTGTCCGCCCAAGCTACTACGTTCCAACGCGCTGCTTACGCGGCTTGTGTAAAACTTAAGCTGACGCAAGTTTACGTTGCCGTAGCTTACTAGGTCGGCACCTTGTCCAAAAACTTTAGTAGAAGCTTGTTCTACTAACGCGGTAATTGATCCGGCGACTAACGAGTGCGTAAGAGCGGACTTATGAATTTGTTCGTCGGTAAACTTGCGCGATCCGTCTGCGTTTAGCTCGGAACGCATAGCCATTGTTGTGTCCACGTACTGGCTCTCAGCGGAACGAGCAAAGCTAGTTGCGCGTTGGGCTACCGTTCCAGCAACAATTGGAATCGCACGGTTAGCAAGGTCGGCTTTAATACCTCGAAAGACTTTGTTTACCAAGGCTGAGTCTGCTTTAACAGCCACCGCGCCAACCTCTCCGAACTGCCGGATATAACTTTTGCCAAAAAGGGCGCGAGTTTCTGGGCTTAAAACTTTTGCAATATAGTTCTTGCCAATGTTACCAGCGAACTCGTTTACTGAAGTTGGGAGCAAACCCCGGGCAGTTGCGGTTGCTCCGGCCTCCAAAGTTTCTTTTAAAGCTGTGCGTGCAACGCCTTTTGCCACGGCACTAACACCACCTGAAATTGCAATGTCCGCAACCATTGGGGCGGCTTGCGCTAAAAACTGATAGCCCGTTCCTAAATCGGACCCGTAAAGGTTTACGTACTTTGCACGCCGAGCTTCAAGCTCCGCATCCGCAATTGCCATGTCCAAGAAAAAGTCTTTCCCCTTTTCAAACCCAACTAAGTTACTAACGCCACCACCAATTGCAAACACAATTGGATTAAACGATTTAACAACCGACGAAAGAACTCCGGTTGTTTTAACTGCCAAAACATTCCAGTCTTTACGCTTAGACGCTTCAGACATATAGTCTTCAAGCAAGTCGGTTTTGCTAGAGCTTTGCGCGGGGGTCCTGCTATTCAACCACTCCATTCGAAACTTGTTGTAACGCTCTTCGTCAAACTCTTCAAAAGCGTCTTCAATAGCATCCGCGCCTTGGGCCAAATAACCTTTGCGCGTAATTTCAGCAGCGGCCTTTGCTCGGTCGTCCAAGCCAAGCTTATCCATAGCTTCATTAAACTTTTCTCTTGTAAGTACGGAAGTAGACTCAAGAGGCGCGTAAGTGCCGTTGCTTAACTTTACAAAGTTTTTTGTTAGGTCTTCGTTGTTAACAGGTACTTGCAAGCTTTGCTTTACCAAGTCCCCAGCAGCATTAACAAATTGCTGTTTGGTGTACTGCGCAAAAAGTTCGTTGTCCGGCTCAGCTTGTTTTAGCGTATCATAAAGACTGCTTAGTTTGGCCTCGGCAATTTTGCCTGTGTTAAAAGTTTTATTGGTAGCAACCGGAAAGGCTCCGTACCCAATATTTTGGTATTCGTAAGGGCGTACTTCAGTTACTTCTTTGCGTGAAGCCTCGTCAATACTTGCGCCTTGCTTATAAGCTTCTTGTTGGAATTCTCTTGCCGAGTTAAGAGCGTCTAGCATTTCCCGAGCCGGACCACTTACGTTTAGGTCGGTGGATTCTGCACGCGCATTTGCCCCACTAATAAATTGCTGGAGCTCGGCGTGTTGGGTATCCTCGTAAGGACTTGTATCTCGGCCGGGATTTTTCTGAACTTGCTTCTGTGCAAACTTTAAGGTAACTGGACTGTTTAAACCGTCCGAACGTTCGTACGAATCCAAAATAGAATTTGCGTCTTTTGGAACTGCGGGGTCTGGGTTAATCCAAACTCCTCGGTCGCCTTTATCGTTAGCCACGTACTCAACGTAGCTTAAGCCCTTTTCCTTTGCAGCCAGAATCCGTGCGTCCCGAACCTGATCCGGATTAGCAAACTGCGATTTAAGTTCATTGAACTTAACTTCTTCCTCGGGAGTTTGCAAAACCTTTTGGTTTGCAAGTTTGGCTTGCTTGGCTTGCTCGTAATAACTTTGAAAAGCTTGGGAAGCTTCTGGGTTAGTTCTGGTTAAAGAACTCGCCAAAACTCCGTAGTCCGGCAAAGTACTTTGGGTAACTTGATCCGAGAAAGTGCGGAAAGACTCGTTAAGCTTTGTGTCTGCATCTGGGTCGTCTTGCTCGGGGGCTTGTACAAAGCCACGTTCCACGGCTGTGCGGAAAAGATTCTGGCTTAACCTGCCGTATGCTTCGTCTGGGTCTTTACCCGCCTTGGTAAACGCGCCAACCGCGTAATTTAAAAAGCTACCTAAGTCTTCGTTGCTTTGAGCTGGCTGTCCTCGCTTGGTTTCCCAATCAGAAAGACTATCAATTGTGTACTCAACCCCGTTTTGATCTTTTGTAATTACCGACATAGCGTATGCCGTAAACGTACGCTAAAAATGGTTTAACAGTCAAGTAAATTCTTAGCGTGCGGGGGGCGCAACAAGATCAAATTCATCCGGCTCGGGCTGGGCCGCAGCAGACGCGGGTGCACCTACTTCGAGTCGCGTAAGTGCTTGAGCTTTTTTAGTTGCCGCCGCTAGATTATTTTGTGCCATAATCTCTTGAAGGTATTCTAAACCTTCGTTGTTGTTTAATTTCGACTTAGCCGTTGGTCTGGATGGAGTTTGTTTTTCTCCGGGGTCCGGAAGCGGGTTAATCCCGTACTCCCTAAGCTTAACTTTTTGGCCATCATTAATCAGTCCTAGCTTATCTAGCTCAACAAGTGCGGCATTAATTGTAGGCCATGCTGGTGCATCTCCGTCCTCCACGGCTACTTTAAGTGCTTTACCAGCCGTATCCGTAACTGTTTTAACAGCGTCCGCTTGTTCGGCTATACTTGCAATACCCTGACGTTCGTTATGTATTTGGTTAGCCGCTTGCCATTCAGGAGTACTAGTAATTCCCGGATAAATTTTCTCGGCATCGGGGCCACTGCGCGTTCCAAGGTTCTTAACAAGCGTACTAGATATACCGGTAGTGCGGCGGGTACTTTCAAAAGCATTATTGAAAAGATCTATTTTAGCCTTGGCCGCAGGAACCGCAGCAATTACGTCGGAGTACTGGCTACCAAGTAAGTTAACACGGCTCCTAGCTTCTTCAGCACCCAAGCCCGGCAACTCGTAGTTTTGGAAGTCTTCCAAGGCCGTGTTGAACTCTTGAGCTTTTGCGGTGGCTTCTTGTTGTTGCCGGACTCGGTCTCTGGCCAAGCCTAACTCCATTCGGCTGTTATCCAGTTGGGCCCTGCGCAGTTCCAAGGACAAGGTGCGTTCTTCTTCTTCTTGAGCCTTGGCCCTTTGAATGTCTCGGGCTTGTTGGATCCCGCCAAAGGTAGCCCGAACTTTATCGTAGAGCTGGGTACGCAGCTTTGGGTCGCTTACGTTCTGGGTTACGGATTCGAAGTAACGTCCTTGCAAGGGCGTAATATCCGAGTCAACTGCAAATGGAGTTGGGGCGGGTTGAGCCATTACTTTCTACCTAACAATTTTCTAACGTTACGTTTAACCTTGGTGGCCGCTGGTGTAGCAATGTTTTGTTCCGCAACTGTAGCCGACGGTTTTCCGGTACGCATTTCCTCAGCAGTTGCGGGCCAGCGTGCCACAACTCTACGGGACACAGGTTCTTCACCCTTGTACCGGAGCCCGGACATAGCTTGGGTGTCCGCCCCGATTTTCATAACTAAGGCTGGGTTAGTGTCGCGGACTTCTTGGCTCGCGGTACCAGCTCGGATCGCTGCATCGTTAATACCCTTTTGCTCTGCCGCGTTGGTTCGGGCCATAGCCGCGTTTGAATATGCGTTGTTGGGGTCGTCGAGCATTGAACCAATTCTTTCACGCTGTGAAGCTGGGCCGCGAGGCGGCGCAGTTTTAACGCCGCTGGCTCGGGTTAAAGCAGCGGCGGTGGGGTCTTGCGTGGCTTGCGGGGGCCCAAAGAACTTTGGGGCCATTGCAGCCGCAGCCTTGGGAGCCTCGCGTGCTTGGTAAGCGGCGCGTTGTTCCTCCGCTGTTTCGGCCGAACGGACCGGGCCTTGGGCCTCTCGCGGTGCAGCGAAGCGGGTAGGTGCCGAACCGCTTGATGCTTGCGGTTTTGGGAGCGGAGTATCAGCGGGTCGAGCTTTTCCGTAAAGGCTTTCAGGGGTTGCGTAAATGGGAACCCCGCTACGCATACCAATTAGCTCGCCGCGTTCAGTCGAGCTACCTTGCAAAGCCGCGCCGTTGGGTCCGCGAGTTTGTGCTCCGGCCGTTGTGCCTTCGGCAGTTTTAACGGTAGCGGGTGCGTCGGCCACTGCACGAGCCGCGTTAAGTGCTTCACGATTAGCTGCCGCAAGATTAGCTGCTTTAATTTCGTCGTCGGTTTTTTTCTCTTTGGGTCCCCGCAGGTCCGGTGTTGGTGCTGATGCCATTTTATTAAATTGGTTTTGGGGTGTTGCCGTAGCTTATGCCTTTGCGCTTAAAAAAACCTACAAGTTGTGCAGGGCTAACCCCAAACTTAGGAGCTTCAGCTAAAGTCTTTTCGTAAAGGTTTTCGCCGGGCATAGGTTCCTTTGAGCGTTCCAGAATGCTTTGGGCAAAACCAATTCGGCCTTCAAGCGCGGCCTGTTGGTCTTTTCCTTCTTGAGCCATTTGCGAGCCTTGTAGGGCAGACCCAAGTTGTCTGGCGTACAACCTATCTTTGGAAGAACCAATGCTGGGCTCTTTGAGCTTTTGTTCTGCGCTGGCCCCAGCAAGGGCTCCGGCGGCTTGTGTAAATCCGCCGCGCTGCATCCGCCGTGCTTCACGCAACAAGCGTCTTGACTCGGGGGCAATGGGGCCCGTTGACTGACTCATTAAACTCATGCAGGTGAATGTACGGTTATGCGCGTATAAAAGCAAGCAAATTCTTTAATGGTTTAAAACTGTCTACCACATACCCTCTTATATATTCTTTTTTCTAATTAACCCCAAAGGTAACGTACTGGACAGTTTTAGCATTTATTGTAACAATATAACTTTTGTTGGTAAAACAATGAGTTATAGAAATAACTGTCTACAACAACTGTCCATTACATTCCTTTTTTCTTTTTCATTTGAAATACTTTTCAAAGTGGTAGGTGTGGATGTAGACAGTTACTCTAGATAAATAAGGTCCGAGTGTGCGGTTCGCTCTTGAATTTGCAGGTCTCGCATTGACATTTGTCTGCGCGGTCCTTGCCCCGGCTCCGCGTCTTTTAAAGGCTCTAACGCAATTAAACCGTGTCGGTTCCGCGCCAAGTCAATTAACAAAAAAGCTGCGTCTGCACCGTCCGGCGAGTAGCCAGTACGCTTTTTAAAGTCCGGCTTTGACTCAACCTTCATTCGCAAGCCTTCGCCGCCCTTAATAGTTTCGTATTGCCGGGCCGTCATTTCCCGCGCAAGTTCTTGGTCCACGCCTCTGAGCTGGCCGCACCGAATTAATTCTTTTCCCGCAAACCAAATTTCGCTTACTCGGTTCGCGTACAAGTTGTGGCAGGGCGTTTGGTTATTCATGCTTACCCTGCGGTCCGTTGCTTTACCTGCAAAAATTACGCGCAAAATTTCTGGGCTCCAGTCCTGCGCCACAACGTCACAAAAAGGAGCTCCGGCCCCGGTCGCGTCAATTGCCACGTTTTCTGCTTTAACACCGCGCTTTTGGCACTCGGCCTTTAACTGCTGCACAATTTGAAAAGTTCTTGGCACGGCCTTATTTGTTTCGTCCTCGTAAAGCAAAATGGATTCTTTAAACTGCAAAACGTACTGGCCTCGGTCATCGTAACCAACCTCGCCAAATCTTAGCATTGTTCGGTCCCCGCCGTTTGTAAACGCAGGATCCAGCGCGGCCATTTGAGTAACGTCCCGCAACACGGCGTTCTGTAAGGCCCCGCCCCGCATTAACTCGTTTTCTCCGTACACGCCTTCGGCCTCGTCCGAGTCAAAGAAAACGGCGCGGTACATACGCATATAGCCCCGGCTTGTTTCGCCCAAGTTTTGTTTGGCTTCGTCAATTCGTTTTTTGGTGGGTAACCAAGGGTACGGGTCGTCGTCGGTAAAAAGGTTCGGGCTTTGCTCCGCGTCAAAACGCAAGTACAATCCGTTGTACTTGGTTCGCCAGTGCATATCGCGGTCCGTAACAATTGAGTCCCAACCATTTTTGGGTTCGCTCCAGTCTCCAAAAGCGTCGAACCTGCTGCAAGGGTTACTCATTGCAACCACGCGCAGGTTTTGGTTAGAGCTTAAGTTACTCAAAGCTGTTTGCATAATTGAGTGGCTAAGCTCGCTAAGCTCGTCCGCCACCAGTATTACGCGCTCTTGCTTAATACCAATAAGTTTACCGCTAGCTTCGCGGGTCTTACTTTTTTCGGCAGCAATTAAGCTCAAACCCGCTCGGTCAAAAATAACGCCGTTGTTGTCCACGTAGTTTGCCGAGCCAATTGAATCTCGTATCTTAATTGGTAAGCCGGGAACCGAGGTTAGCAAGGTAATAACCGCGCCCCAAATCCGTTTACGTGCTTCCCGCAACGTGGTTGAAGTTACAAGAATCAAGGTTCGGTCCGGCGCGGCTAGCCAGTTTACCACGGCCCATCCAGCCATGACATAGCTCTTTCCGCTACTTGCCGCCCCACCAATTGCCAAGTACTTTTCCTTTGCAGCCGCGCTAATCATTTGCTCGGCCCAAGGGTGCCGCTCGAACAAGGGGTTGGGCCTTTCCGGTCCGTTCCAAAGAACGTCTGCAATTCGCCAAAACAAGTACGATCTGGCCGAAGGAATTGTGTGTTCGACAAAAGCGTACAGCATTGCGCTAAGCTCGTTGCACGGCTCGGTTACCAGAATTCCACCAACGTCCCATTGCCCGTTTGCTAACAAAACAGGGTCATATTTATTTTTCACTTGCGGAGCAAAACATTTTTTGCTTGCAAAAGCAAGCTCGTTTTGCTTTTAATGTAACAGCTAATGGAAACAAGGTTCATAGAACATTTGGTTACGTACCGTTCAGAATACGATGAATTACGGGAATACGTGCGCGAGCTGGGACACACCAGAAAGCTCGAAAAACTTTTTGATGCTTTGGTTGAAAGAACCTTGTTGCCAGATTATTTAGACGAGCTTGCTTACGCATACGTTTTTAGCGGTTACGATCCTTTACCAGAAAATTAATGACCACCACAAAATCTAAAACTGGACGGATCCAGCCAGCCATTGTGCGCAAACGTTCGGTTGACCTTTACGCGCAAGGTCACGCCATTCCCGACATTGCTCGTTCAATTGGCGTTAACTCTAGCACGGTTCGGCGTTGGTGCCGCGCAACCGGAACCGTACACGGCGGAGCATTAGCCGACTCGCCGCCAGCGGCAAGTCCAGAAGAAATACTTAATCCGGCTGTGGTTGCGGTGGCCGCTGCGGACCCGCACATAAACGGGGACTTGGAGCCGAGTCCGGTTCAAAGGCTGCTAAACGCCGAGCAAGTTATGGGTGCCATTGAAGACGCAATGTCCCGGCCCGGAGACACGGCCGACAAGTACCAAGCCATTATTGTTGCGTTGGGCCTTAATATGCTTAAGGGCGTTGCGGCAATGCCCCCGGCCATAAAAACCGTTCGGGACCTTGCAACCTTAAATGATATGATTCGACAGAACTTGGGTTTAAACACCAAGGGCAGCGGTGGCGGTGCTTTGGCTATTAACTTAAACGTCCTAACTAAAGGATCGCCAAAGACTTCTGGAGTTACGGTTGACGCTGAATTTGTGGATTGAAAATTTATTAACTTTTTTCTTGCTTTCCAAGTTCGGTTCAACTATGAGTCTGGACATGAGTTTTGGAAATGGAGCAGGAAAAGGAAGTTTGCCCCGCCGCGTAAAGGGCGAGGCGTTTAGGGCGGCATATGATTCAATCAAGAAACCTGAATCGTTGGACGCGCTTCTGGCGGAATACCACCACATGGTTACAAAAGGTAACCAAGTGGAAAGCGAACAACTGTACGCACAAATTGAACAACACCCATACTACAGAGGAAAGGAAAGCCATGAAGACGCACCACAAAGAATTTTTGCTTAATGCAATACAACGCCAGTATCCGCGCTGGCCCACCACTTTTTCGCCCTGCATTACCGAAGGGTGTGGGGAGTTCAGTAGGGGCGGTTCGGAGTGTACCAAGTGCTTGGAAAAAGAACTAGCTTTTGGTACTGACGCTGCCACCGCTAAAAAATATATGGAGCTAGTTGCCGAGCTGCGACACTTAGAAATACACATTCTTTTTGACAAAAAACAAAACAGCGATGGACTTGATCAAAGTCGGCCCGACCGATAAACGGGTAGACGCGGGTACACAACCCCGCTCGCTGACCATTCTTATGCACGAACAATACTGGTACTATGACGAAAACGGACGGCTCCGTTTAAGCCGCTAAACTAAAACACTAAAAACTACGATTTTCACGGAACGGTGAAAACGTCCAATACAGTGAAAACATCCAACACTAAAACAAAAACACTATGAATGAAATACTAATATTCGCGCTCCTTTGGAGCTTGGGCATTGTGGGCGTGGTCTACTTATGGGACGCCGCCATTAAACGGAACGGCAGCGACGATGACTTACCGAAACCATGAACACAATATTTAAACCATTCCCCAAAATGGCTCGCTTAAGACGCGAGTGCCTTATAACTGAAAAGATCGACGGCACAAACGCCAGCATTTACATTGGGCCGTATACTTCTGAAGACCCAAACTGTATTGGCATACAACGCACAGAAAATGTTTCTTTTGGAATGTGGGTGGGTAGCCGCAATCGCTGGCTTACTTTGGAAAACGACAACTTTGGTTTTGCCAAATGGGCCTACGATCACACGTCAGAACTTTTCAATCTCGGCGAAGGTCATCACTTCGGTGAATGGTGGGGCAGTGGCATTCAAAGGAACTACGGCTTTAAGAACGGCGAGCGTTTCTTCTCGCTCTTCAATGCAGGACGATGGGTTGAACACGATAAGCCAACTTATGCGATCGAGAACTCAAACCCCACAGCCCCACAGAAATTTACCAAACACGCACCTGCTTGCTGCAAAGTGGTTCCTGTGCTTTATGAGGGTGTTTTTGATACCGTCATTGCAAAGCTTGTTATGTGTGATCTGGAGCGGGACGGTAGCGCAGCAGCCAAAGGATTCATGAACCCTGAAGGCGTTATAGTTTACCACCAAGCTGCTGGCGTTAGGTTTAAGATGACCATTGAAAATGATGACCAGCCAAAAAGCAAACTCGCAACTACAAACTAAACTCGCAACTGAAATGAAAACACAATTTATAAACCAGAAAACTTTTACACTCCGCATAAGTACAAGATCGCCCTTTTCTGAAGGCCCATCTACAGGAGAACTAAGTGACTTTGACCAATCAAAACTCTATTACAATTGTGATATTTTTGTTAATGACAAAGCAATGACAGTTAAATCCCCGATCTTTAGCAAAGACTCCGACAATGATAGGTACAGGGCGTACTCTATTTTTAGTGATGTCATTACAGATGCCATCACTCGCTACGTGTTACCCGTAGAAGAATGCCCTCAGTATAAATTTGTCGATGGGGTTGTAACTCCATGTGATATTAACGATCAACAAGCACTATGAACACCCCAAACGACCCAAAAGGCGCAGCAGGCGCACTCGTGCAACCAGAAGAAACAAGCCACCACACAACTTTTACGTTAAGGCATAGGCTGGCTTCCGAAAACCCACGAATAGTTGAGTATTCTTTCAGTGATCGTCCCGATGAAATCTTTACTGATCGTGATCTTTTAATGAAACATCGCGGACTCACTCACGAAGAACTCAAACAAACCGTGACCATAATCACTACTCCTACCTCTCTATGAACGCACAATACAACGACCCCAAAGGCGCAGCAGGCGCACTGAAAACGCCGTTAGGTTTAATCCCACCATATGCAATGGAGCAGACCGCGTGGGTACACAAGTTGGGTTCCGATAAGTACGGTCCGTACAACTGGCGTAAAACTGGCGTGTGTGCTTCGACGTATGTCAACGCCATCTTGCGTCACTTAAACGCGTGGCGGGACGGTGAAACACTGGACCCTGAATCAGGTATCAGCCATCTTGCACACGTTGCCTGTAGCTGTAACATCTTACTTGATGCAGGATTCTGTAACACGCTACAGGATGACCGTAATGTAACGCCGTCTAATACGCCAGTTAGCAGAATGGATAAGCCTACGCCGATCAAGTACACAGTCCATCGCACAGAGTACAGGATTCTTGAAGTAGGAGAGCTTATTCAGGAAGGTGATGAGTTCTATGCTGAATCAGTAGATATGTGGTTTCCTACAAATATTGGAAATATGTTGATTCGTAATAATGACGCAAATGTTTACCGCCGCAAAGTAGAACCTGTTGAAATTCCTGATGAAGAGCCAGAACAACCTGTTGAAACAGAGTACCGTTTTCTCAAAGAAGGTGAAATAGTACAGGAAGGTGACGAGTATTACACTAATCATTGGTGGTATCCCACAACTTATAGTTCATATCAGGAGTGTACAGCATCAACATCAAATGCTTACCGCCGCAAAGTTGAGCCAGAACAAACTGTTGAAACAGAATACCGCTTTCTTAAAATGGGTGAGCTAATACAAAAAGG